TCATGCGGAAGCGCGAGCTGCTGCTTGCTGTTGCTCGATGTAGGCGGCAAAACTGGTTGCGGTGATGCCGCTGGCACGTGCACTGATCTTGATCAACTCCAGGTGACCACGATCGACGAGGCGATAGAGCGTGCTGCGGGAGACGCCCAGCTTGGCCATGGCGATGTTGATGCGGTAGGTAGTTGGTGTGATGTTCATCAGATCCTCTTCGTGTACTGCAGCTCATGCAGCCAAGTGTTGTGATGTTGCGGTGCGCTGGAGTTCCGTCAAGCGCTTAATTTCTTTCGCCAGCTCCTTAATGTGCTCGGCGGCCTCGATGTCGATGTCCGGCGCTTTGATAGTGTGCTGGCCGGCGACACACGACAGGCGTTCAACCAAATCGGCGCTGTAAGCGTCCAGTACTGCCTCGGAATGCAGGTGCAGTTGCGCGGTCGCGACAATGGATTCGCTGACTCGGTTCCGCGTCAAGTGCTCCGCGTTTAGTCCGCGATCCTGGGCCGCTAGCATGGCGTGAATTTGTTGCGACAGGCTCATCGCCGCGTAAAGGATTTCGATGACGGTGCCGGCCTGCTGCAATTCGGCGACCAGGGCGGTAATTACTGTCTTGCGAAAAGCTGTAGGCGGTGGCGCGGTCACGTTGTTGTGGTTGTTAAATGCGTTCATGTTTTTGTGGTTAGTGAGTATGGTTTATCCGGTTATCACCATCACCAGCGCGCAGCTGGAGATGGTGATGATGGCGAGCATCGACAGGTCGAGAGTGCGATCCATATGCGCTCGGTTAGCGTTGGGTCGGGAAAGGCCATGCGGCTTCTGGCACTACTCGCGTTTTCTTAGTCGTGATAAGAGGGCCGGCGTGGTTAGTTGTGACTTTGGTGGCCGGCTTGTTCTCCAGGGTGATCGTCTTGCGTGGTGTCTGTGCCGCCGGTGCGTCGGGCATGGCGGCGTCCATGGCGCGGAGCGCATTCTCAGCCAAGTTCTCCTCGTGGCCGAAGTCTTCGTAGAGTCCTGCGCTGAGTTGCTGGGAAATGGTCAGGTCCATCAGGATCAGATGCACATCGGTCATTGACGCGTGGTCGATGAACTGGCAAACGCCATCGTCGCTGAAGGTACTGAAGGAATAGACGTCGGGGATGAGGTCGTCAGGTAGCGTGTAGCTGTTATCTGAGTCGCGCACCATCAGCTTGGCAATTTCGCGCAGGAGCTGAAGAGGTGTGCCGTGTTGCGAGGCACGAGCGCGGATAATGCGGTAGTGCTCCACGCGGCGGGCGGTCTCTGCTTTGGCACGGTCTGCGCGGCTCGGGGGTGGTGGCACGAGCGGGTTGCCCGCATGCTCGGTTTCACAGTTGTCTGCTGCTTCAGGCGTCGCGTCCGTGGTTTGCTCGACGTCTGCGGTCTCTAACGAAGCGCTTGCCGATGCGACCAGGCATGCGTCGGCGGCTTCCAGTGCTGCCTGTACTTCGATGCGGCTATACAAGGCCATCAGGCCTTTCTCTTCCTTGATGTAGCTAACAGGCGTTGGCATGTCGTCGGCGCGAAGGTAGGTCGCAACGTTGCCTTCCATCTTGGTGTGCGGGCTCACTCGGGCGAAAGTGTAGAGTGCAGTACCGTCGCAAACAACATCGCCGGATGCTACATAAATCTTGTTGTAGTGTGCCAGGGCCATAGCGCCCTCATGAATCGGAATGCCGGCTTTGCGAGCCTGCGCTTCTGTAGATGCTTGACGCTTCTCATCGTTGGCCTTGTGAGCGCTGGTCTTCTCCGCAAAGCAGTCCGGGTCAGTGCAGACGTCTGCACTCACGCCAATGAATACTTGTGGCTGATTCCCTGCACGTTTCGGGCAGGCGTTGCAGCTCCCGGCGCCGGCCAACAGCTTGGCATCCTTGATCGGGAACGTTGCCTTCTTCAGGTTCAGCATATAACGGCCCTGAATCCAGCTCTTGGCTGCGCGGAAGGACATCGGACCGTCACTGCTGCCTGGTGACAAAATCTCGGCCAGTGCGCGGTTCTGCAGTTCAGGGACGGGGATGCGCGCTATCAACAAGGCGGTTGAGGCTGGCAGCGCTTCCTTGTCCTGCATGAACAGCTCGCGTGCCTTGGGCGTGAGCGCGCACAGTTTAAGGCTGGCGTAGACGTACGCTTCGCTCTTCTTCGTAATGTCCATCAGCTTCTTGACGTCGTAGCCGAAGGTCAGCATGAGTTGCTGGAAGCCGTCCGCCTCCTCCAGTGGGTGTGGATCTTCGCGCTGGATGTTCTCCAGCAGGCGAATCTCCGCGGCCTGTTCGTCGCTAAGCCACTTCACGATCAGCGGAACGGCGGGCAGCTGGGCGATGATCGCAGCGCGGAAGCGACGTTCGCCGGCGACGACTTCAAAGCGCTGCGGGCGCAAGGTGGTCATTGCCACCGGGCGCACCAGGATCGGCTGCAGGACGCCGACGGACTGCATGCTGCCTGCAAGTTCCGTGAGCGTCTCCATGCTGAACCATTTGCGGTTGTCGTCCGAGATGCGGATTTCGTAGAGTGGTTGGTTCTGATAGCCTTCGATGACCAGTTCGTCAACGATGATCGTGCGATCCTCTGGCATCGGCACAATTGGCTCTGGAAGGGTTACGAGTTTCGACATGATTTTGGGGTGGTTGTTAATCGTGGTCGTTTGCTTGGGCCTTGCGCCAATCGAAGCGCTGAATGCGCTGGCGGCGGGGCTTCTTCTGAGTGGCGACGACGGCGTTCAGCGTGGCGGCCAGTGCCGGAACTTTGAGCATGTCGTCCAGCGGCATGCTGGTGCGCAGTTGCAGTCGTGCCTGTTCCAGGGCGGAGCGATCCGTCAGGGCCGGCGCAGGCGTGATAGGAGCCGGGGCCACACTGATACCGCAGGGCATATCGCAGTGCTGCTCACATGCTTTCATGAAGGCATCGAAACTGCTGGCCGCTGCAGTCCGGTAATGCGTTGCACTAGCTGTGGTGCGTACCGTGACGATGAAGTTGCTCAAGGCTTGTTCAAAGTTCCCGACAGCAGTGCGCAGGTCATCTGCTGTGTCGCCTTGCGCCGCAGAATGGCCGGACAGTTCGAGCAACTCCAGAGCGTTGTTGGCGGCCTCGCAAAGTTCTTTGCCCGCAGCGTGAAGGTCGAGTGGGGAGATCGCTGGTGCGCTCATGCCTGACTCTCATTAAGTTGAGTGTGTGCAGACGTTTGCACTCGCCTTTGAACCGGCGGTGCGAGATTGCGGGCCTTGATGTAGTCGTGACCTTTGAGCCCTGCATATGGATCTACGTTCAGTGCAGCGGCGCTTTGAGATGAGATGTACTTGGCATGAATAGCGCGGCCTTCATCAACGCCAGCGAAAAAAGCATCGGCTGCTGCTGTGCCAAGTTTGTATTTGCACGCGAGCGGCTTACCAACTAGGTTTTGGAGTAATGCGGCGCGCGTCCCGTCGATGTACTCTTGACTACGTTCTGGTTGGTTCAGCGAAGGAGCAAAGGCACCTTTGATGAGTTGCTCTATCAGAGTCGCAGGTGCAACAACTGTAAATTTGACTGAAGTAAGTGGTAAGACGATCACTAGTTGCTCCATCGTAGTAGCTTCGATGGAGCAACTTTACTCAAAAGATAAATTTACCGCAACGTATATTTATCAAAAAGATTAAATTAAAGTGAGGACTTTAGCTGCTTCTTTCGGTAAGTCGTTTCATAATAACAACAATTTCCCCCTGGCCTTCGACTTCTATCTTTTGGTCGGTGAGGATAAGACGACGAAGCCACGGTTGCCCTTCGTGCGAGATCATGACGTGACGGCGCACCCACGGTAGTTGTGGTCGGGAAGTGCGATATCGCTTGAGCGTGCTTCGTGTGCATGCGCCGTGAGTAGGTCTCATGGGATGTACACGTCAGGCGGCGGGCGGAGGGCGGCATGCGCTCCAAAGGCGAAAATCTTGGCCAAAGTTCCAGAACTTTGGCCTCATCAATTACGTCGTATCTCTATCGTTTAATTTCCGACTTTTTCGCTAACGCTGGCTTATAGCTTGTCTGCGTCTTTAGAAATGCGCACTTGGTAATTAACATTCAATACTGCGGCGTTATCCGCAACGCCCGTTGCAATCATACTAATGTTAGTTTTCCCAGATAGCCAAACTGCATTGGCCTGGTTAAGCAAATCTCGCCGTACATCTTTAGATATTTCCTGGCCGTATTTGGACCGGAGAGCATTTGCGAGAGCCACAAAAACTAGGAAGGCAGAATCGAAATTCGGTTGCTTCTCGCAAGACAGCACGACTTGCTCAAGCTTTTCGTCTTTAAAGTAGAAAATGGCCGTGAACTTTTTGTTCACAATTTCAATTCCGGGTAACATCAGTAGCCCTTTTGCCCCACCATGTAGCGCACCAGGCGTCTCAGAGAACTCGGACTTGGGGTACTGCGCCCTTACTTGAGAGGGTGACATACCGTATTCGGTCCCACCCCATAGTGATTGGGCTAGAGCGAATGATTGAAATGTAAGTGTCGCGAAGAAGGCTAGAAGTTTAAATACTTTAATCATATGGGATGGCCCTTCAAAAAGTACTCATTTGACGCACTGCTTTCATTGCATCGAATGGTCAGACTCAACTGACAGTAGCATCGATCCAAGTCTTAGCTAGCGCAGTTCAAAAGTTATCGCCTTCCCGGCGAACTACACGTCCGATAATGATGCATCGATTTCCTTGGCACGCGCGCCTGAAGTACTTTCTCTGATCCGAATTATCCGACATAAGCCACCATTGACCTGCGTCACGAGAAAGTCGTTTCACCACGGCCTCTCCTTCGTAATTGATCGCATAGACACCATTGTCTACTGGCTTTTTGTCAGCGAGATTGATAACAACGGTATCGTCCTCGTAGAAAGTGGGTTCCATACTCTCTCCGCGCACTTGTATGGCGATCAGATTTTCGGGGTTGAATCCCTTGCGTTCGATCCACGTTCGCGAAATCCCCAACGTACCACCGTCGCGTAAATCGGGTTCGGTCTCGATCCCGGTTACACCTGCTTGGAGTCTAAGTGTCACTTTCGGTATTTGATGATGGTGTGGCGAGTTTTCGTCTTCCACAGATACAGGGCGAGCGCCAGGAAAGGAGGCGGCATTTACGGCATTTTCTCCGCCGAGGGAACCTTGCTGGGCGTTTTCCTGGGCTTGGCAAGGAATGTCGAGTGAGCCTTCCGCCTGATCGAAGGCCTGCTCGATTCGCGAGGCGATGAGGTTGCCAATATTCTTGGTCGGATTTTTCCCAATGATCTGACTAACTTGAGAATTTTCCATGCCTGTTTTACGAGCGAACTCAGTCAGCCCGCCGGCATCAGTCGCGAGTCTGCGAGCGTTCTCGCGGCGTACGTCTTCTCTCTTCATTGGGGTCATGCGAGGAATGATCAATGTTTTTAGCCAAAAGATAAATGACCAAAAAGATAAATGAACCTTGCGGCTTGTTTATCTTTTAGGTAAAGTTTGCCCATGGACATGAAAACCTTCCTTAGACAAGCCACCCCAGCTGAGCGCGAACGCCTTGCAAGCGCCGTAGGCTCATCTGTGGGCTACCTCTACCTGATCGGCGGCTCACATCGCCGCCCTGGGCCTAAGTTGTGCAAAGCCCTGGCCGCAGCGGAGCCGAAGTTAACTCTTCATGAGCTTAGACCTGATATCTGGATGCCCCCCACCAACTTGAGGCGGAGTACGGACTTGGGGGGAGAGCTGCGACGCAGTGGCGGCAGGCAACCTGCGTCCCCTGCCCAAGTGTTCGATACGGTCCCCGGTCGTGCTGTTGTCGTGGGCAAATTTGAAGGCAGTGACGACCATTGATTTCCAAGCAAAAGTAGTTAAAACGAGTTTGGAAGTAGTTTGCCCCAATCAATTGTTATTTACATCATTTTACTTTTAGGTCAACGCATGAACGTTCGAGATGCCTTTTATCAAACCGTGCACAGCGTCCCAGGTGGCTGTGAAGCACTGGCGCCGCGTATGGGAATGTCCGCCGCAATCCTGCGCAACAAAGCTAACGTCAATTCATTAACCAACAAGCCGACCCTTGAGGATGCCGACCGTGTGATTGGGTTGACCGGCGACATGCGCTTGCTTCACGCCTTGGCTGCGAACCATGGTCATGTGTGTATCCGCCTGGATGCTGAAGCTGTAGCCTCGGAGCAGGCCGTAATCGAGTTGGGGATGCTTGTTTGGGCTGGCAGCGGGGACGTAGGCGCGGAAGTTAGCCGTACGTTGGCAGACGGCCGCGTAGATCGCCATGAGGTGGAGCGCGTTCGGTCGGCGATCTATCGCACCAACCAGGCGATGCAGCAGCTCGCTGCGCGGCTGGATGAAATGGCAGGGCCGACTCATCGGAAGGCGGTGGAGTGATGTCGTCAGCAAAGCTATCCAGCAGCACGCTCGCGTTCGCAGGTCTGCTGACGCTGCATAAGATCGGGGGAGCCGCCACTGCGGCGGCTTGGCAGGACGCTTTCGGTCACGACGTTACGTCCGAAAAATTCCACATAAATGTGGCTTCCGTACTGCTTGCAGACGGGCTAGTGAATCAAAGCGTAGGCTATGTGATCACGCGCGAAGGCTTCGATGCGCTGGGCCGAAAAGCTACTGGCAAATACGTTGAGCCAGCGCCAATTGTCCCGCCTCGTACTGTGCCCGCCTTCAGTCCGCGCCAAAGGAGCAGCCGGGGCGTAATCGTGTACCGATCCGGCGCACTTGATTATCGCGATCATCCGTCCCTCGTGGGCGGTGAGCGCATTCCTTACCGTTCTGACCGATAACCTGAATGAATTACTACCCACACCACATTGGCGACTTCAACAGCGCCACGCGCCATCTCACGCGCATGGAGCGTGGTATCTATCGCGATATGCGCGACCTCTATTTCGAGAAAGAGCAACCGCTGCTCGCGGACAAGCGTCGGCTGTATCGACTCCTGCTGATTGTGACGCCTGAGGAAATTGAGGCGGCGGATCAGGTGCTCGCTGACTTCTTCGTGCTGACAGACGAAGGTTGGTTCAATGAGGCCTGCGCTGCGGAGATTCAGGCGTACAAGGACAACCAGCGCAATGCAAATGCCGGCGGGCGCAAAAAGGCGTGGATGGCGGAAGAGCGCCGCATCCGCGAAGACATCGCCACGGGCGATATAACGAGTGCTGAGCGCCGACTGGTTGGCTTCGTCCAGCAGTATGGCGATATCCCCGAAAGCCTTGCGCTGTCGGAACTCCTCGTGAGTCTGAAGAATCCGCCGCAGTCCGGCCTGGACTTCGGTCACGTAGCCGGGGGCGAATCGTTTGCAACCACGGTTGAACCGGGATGCAACCGCGATGCAACCGCGATTGAACCGGGGGGCAACCGTGATGCAACCGGGGTTCAATCGCGGTTGGCAAACGCTGAATCCAACCAGAACCAGAACCAGAACCAAAATAAGAACCATGTAAACCCCGTAATACAGCCAACACTAATCGAAGACCCTGCGCGCGGGGCGGTCGCCCTCAGCGTCGAGTTTCGTCGGCATGGTGTGCGTACGCAGCCAGCGGACCCGCGATTGCTCGAAATGGCAGGCCAGGGCGTCACGGTAGCGACTGTTGCTGCTGCCTGCGAAGAAGGCAAGCGCACCAAGGGGGACCAGCTGAACCTGGGTTATGTCGTGAGCATCCTTGCACGTTGGTCGCGGGAAGCTGCTGCGATGAACGTCGCGGGGGCACGTACGCAGAAGTCGGGGCACACGGCAGGTTTCACTGCGGCGCGAGCCGCAACCATCGCAGGATTGACAGGAGAGGGTCCAAATGATCGAGACGACAACATCATCGATATCACCCCACGCGCCGCTTCCCATCAGCTGGGTTGAGTCGTTGTTCAAGCGGATGTCCTGGGCCTATGGCTCCAGATTCGCGGACCTGTGGAATGGCGTGAATCTGGTCGAGATGAAGCAGTATTGGGCCGAGCGGCTAGGGGCGCTGTCCAGAGCTGAGCTGGCAACCGGCTATCGCATGTTGGACTCCCGCGACTGGCCGCCAACTCTGCCCGAATTCATCAAGTTGTGCAGGCCGAACCTCGATCCTGTGACCGCATTCCATGAGGCGCTGGAGCAGGGTTCCAGGCGCGACTTGGGCAAAGCGGGTGAGCCTGATGTGTGGTCGCATCCGGCGATCTACTGGGCTTGGGTGAAGATCGGTTCGTTCGCCATGATGCATCAGGGTTACGAGGTGTTGAGGCCGCGCTGGGTGGCCGCTCTGAGCGAGTATGCGGAAGATCTGGACTTGCCGCCTGTGCCAGTTAAGGCGGTCGCGCTGCCGGCGCCGGGTAAAACGCAGATGCCGCCAGAACGTGCGAGGGAGTTGCTGGCGCAGCTGCGCATCAAGCGGGTGCCTCTAAGCGTTGTAGGTCAGCAGACCGATTGGGCTCGGGAAGTGCTGGCGAAGCATGAGCGTGGCGAACCGGTGACGTTCGCTGCGCTGAAGATGGCAGAGCAGGCCCTGGGTCTGTAAAGGCGGGACAGGGAAAGTAATTGGGCGAAAAGGAAAAGCGAATGGGTGCAGTACTGGAAGTGGAAGGTGCAGTTTTTGTTGAGCAGGTAGGCACAGAGCGTCCTGTGGTCACGCAACGCATTCAGTCGCGCAAGCCGGCGGTGCGGGGGCAGGTTGAGTTCCTGGGGCGTATGGAGAACTGGCGCAAGGTAGTGAGCGGCCACGTGGGCGCTGGTGGGACTTCTCAATACTGCGCGGGTTGGGCGAAGGCGTATGTGGCTCTGCGCGTGTCTGAAGCTGCGACGGCCAGCGAAGCCGCTGATGAGAAGATCAAGCCGTTGAGTCCGCTGGTGTCGGCGGACGTGCTGGATGGTTGGCTGGTCGAGGCGGCGTGGCGCATGTTGGGCGATTACAACGAGCGCCAGGCACTCAAGGCGTTGTATGTGCAGCGCTGGTCGCCGTGCCAGATTCGCCGATTCCTGCGCGGTGTACGCGGGCCTCACGTACCGCTGCTGATCGCGAAGGCCGAAAAAAATTTGCAAAGTATCTTGTCGAAGCTGGGCGACGCCGCTACCATTCGATCTACAACTTGTTTGCCGGGGTGTCCCGTGCCTTTAGCCGAATAGGCGTCTCCTCAGTGGAGGCGCGTGTTCGTCTAAAGCGCAACAAGTAGAAGGCCCGCCATTGAGCGGGCTTTTTCATTTCCGCGCCCAGCCTGGTGTTTGCCACGCTGGGCTTTTTCTTTCGGCCATTGCATAGCATGGCGGCGTTGGGCGAGAACGTTAAGCGCACCGAATCTTCAACGACGAAAGGTGGTGATCTTGTCTCGATCTGCTCGATAGCGGGGGATACAAGGAAGCATGTCGTCATTTGCCTGGGCTTGCCTGGGCGTTTTTTATTCAGTGCAGACGTCTGCACAAGTGCTGGAGGTTGCGATGCCTGTATCTGCTCCAAGGCCGTGCAGCTTCACTGCCTGTCGCGTATTGGTGCGCGATGGCAGTGGCCGCTGTCCGAAGCATCCACGCACCGCATGGACGAAGGTCACGCCAACGAAGAGGATCACCGGCCGCAGGCTGCAGGCCATGCGCTCCGCGCTGTTTGCGCGTGAGCCTTTGTGCGTTGAGTGCAAGAGGCAGGGCCGTGTGACTGAGGCCACGCAGCGCGATCACATCATCCCCTTGGCTGAAGGCGGTCCGGACGATGAGACGAATGAGCAGGCACTTTGCGAGCGTTGCCATGGCGAGAAGAGCGAGCGCGAGAAGCGGCGCGGGCGATGGGGAAAGTAAATCATGTGCGAAGAGTTTGAGTTGGAGCGGTCCATCGAAGTGCGGGTACACCTGCGCCCCTGGCGCCAACGTTTCACCAATAGTTTCAGCGCCTTCCGTACTCATCTCGGCGTGTGGCAGTCGCTCCGGGCAGCTTGGATCATGGCCGGCCTGGGGCGTGGCCGAAGGGGTGGGGCGGGTAAAACGTTCAGGCCAGCACAACGGAAACCGTCAGCTTAGGCGTATTTTTTCGCAGCACAAAAACTACCCCCCTGGGGTTTGAGCCATCAGGCCAAGCTCATCTCGATTCACTCCACTGACTGCCGCCAGCGCGCGGCTGGATATCGAACATGGATCTGAAAAATCAATTCGGCACGGCGCCGCCGGTGGTCGGTGGCACCGCCGTGACCAGCGCGGGTCAAGTCACTTCGCCCGATCCGCCACCTGCAATTGGGTTGAGCGACGCGGAGCGCGAAGTCTACGACTACATCTGCGATTCGCTCCGCGCTGCCGGAATCGAGCACATGACGGCGGGCATGCCCATCGCTGTGATCGTCCGAACCTTCATTGACTGGATGGCGGCCCGCGAGCAGTGCGAAGCGCAGGGCCGAGTGCAGATTTCCAAAACAGGTTGGGCGACGCCGACGCCCTGGGCCGATGACGAAAAGCGGCTGAAAATGGAGTTGGGTCAATGGCTGCCGAAAGCGTGCTTAACAATTCCGTCCCTGGCGCGCGTGCGCAAGGACACGGGGCCGCAGGGGCAGCAGGACGATCTGTTCGCAAGCCTCGTAAATCACGGCATAAACTCTCCGCGAAAAAGCTCCAGTCACTGATACCGGAAGTCCTGCATGAGTGGGACGAAGTCTACGGTCTGCCGGTGCTGCGCGGCGAGATCACGGTTGGCCGGTATGTGTACCTGGCCGTGCAGCGGCACTATCAGGATCTGGTGGACGGCGCCTATCGTGGCCTGTACTTCTCGCCAGAGCATGGCCTGCACGTCATCGACTACATCCAGCGCTTCTTCGTGCACATCAAGGGGCCGCTGGCGGGCAAGCCGATCATGCTGGACCCGTGGCAGCAGTTCTGGACAGCAGTGCTGTATGGATGGCGCCGCGCGAGCGACGGCAAGCGGCGCTTCAGCCGTGCGTATGAAGAAGTCGCGCGCAAGAACGGCAAGAGCACATGGAAGGGGCCGCAGGGCGCTTACCTGTTCTCGATGGATGGCGAGGCTGGCGCCGAGGTTTACGCGGTAGCGACCACGCGCAACCAGGCAATGACAGTTTTCAAGCCTGCGTTCGACAACATCAAGCGCTGGGCGAAACGCTCACCAGGCGTGGCGCGTTCGTTCAAGATCTACGCGGGCATGAACCACGAGAAGATCGAGCTGGACGACAACTCGGTGTTCTTGCCGCTGCCGGCCAACGCGGAGAACCTGGACGGCCTGAATCCTTCGGCCATCCTGTTCGATGAGCTGCACGCCCAGAAGCACCGCGATGTATGGGACGTCATGGAGTCGGCGCTGGGTGCACGTGAGCAGCCCTTGCTGTCCGCGATCACGACGGCTGGTTTCATTCTCGATGGCATTTGCACGGAGCAGCGCGACTATCTGATCTCGGTGCTGGAGGGGTGGCGCAAGGATGACAGCTTCTTCGGCTACGTCTACACGCTGGACAAGGATGACGATCCGTTCGACGAGCGTAACTGGATCAAGGCCAACCCCGGCCTGGGACTATCGAAGACCGTCGAGTACATGCGCGCCCAGGCCCGAAAGGCCGCAGCGATGCCCGGCGCCCGCGTCAATTTCTTCACCAAGGATCTGAACATCTGGTGCAACAGTGCCGATGGCTGGTTCGACATGGCCGTGTGGGACCACGGCAAACGCAAGTTCGATCCCGGCGTGCTGAAGGGGCGGCGCTGCTACGGCGGACTGGACTTGGGATCAACGCGCGACCTGACCTCGTTCTCCCTGGTGTTTCCGCCGGATGAGGAAGAGGGCGAGTGGTACGTGCTGGTGTGGACGTGGTGTCCGCAAGAGAAGGTTGACATGCAGTCCGCCGACGACGCAGCGCCTTACGAGGGCTGGGTGAAGCGCGGCTGGCTGGTGGCGACCGAAGGCAACGTCACCGATTACGGGCCGGTGCGGGAGCAGATCCTGCAGGCGGTGCGTGACTTTGATGTGGTTGAGATTGGTTTCGACCGCTGGAACGCGCTGCAGCTGGCGAACGAGCTGCTGGACAAGGGCGTGCCGTTGGTCGAGGTGCCGCAGAACACGGGCGGCATGTACCCCGGCAGCAAGAAGCTGGAAGAGCTGGTCTACAGCAAGCGTTTCCAGCACGGCGGCAATCCTGTGTTGCGCTGGTGTGCAAGCAACACGGCCCTGCTGTTCGATACGAACGGCAATTTCAGGCCCGACAAAAAGAAGTCGAACGCCAACGGGCGAATCGACTGCGTTGTCGCGACCGTCATGGCGCTGAGCCGTGCTGTGGCCGAAAGCGACGAAGGCAACTTCGATGACTTCATTTCTAACCCGGTGATCGTATGAGTATTCTTTCTTTGGCCACGCGCCGCGCGCAGCGATGGTTGATTAAATCGCTGGGCGGCACGGTGCGCATTCTGTCCGGTCGTGCAGGCGGCGGCTCACACTCTGGCAAGGCCGTCAACGTCCAGGCGGCACTCCAGATCGCCACGGTATGGGCGTGCGTTCGTCTCATCTCCGAGACGATAGCGACACTGCCGCTGCAGGTCTATGAGCGGGACGCGAAGGGGCGCAGAGTTGTCGCGCGCAACCATTGGCTGTATGACCTGGTGCATAGCGCACCCAACGCCAATATGAGCGCGGTCGAGTTCTGGGAGGCTGTGGTTGCGCAGCTTTGCTTGTGGGGCAATGCGTACGCCCTGAAGACATATTCTGGCGGACGCATCGTCAGCCTTGATCCGTTGAACCCGGAATGGATGACGGTCAAGCTCGATGAACTGGGCGATCCCCTCTACGTGTACAAGACCTCGAAAGGCACGTTCAACTACCGCGAAACCGATATCTTCCACCTCAAGGGCTTCGGTATCGACGGTCTGATCGGTCTTTCGCCCATTGCCTATGCACGCAACACGATTGGCATGGCGATGGCCGCGGACGAAGCGAGCGGCAAGTTATTCGCCAACGGCATGCGAGCGGGCGGCGCGCTGAGCACCGAACAGCTCCTGAAGAAAGATCAGCGTCAGGATATTCGCGACTCTATTGCAGATCAGCTCTCGGGGGTGGCGAACACCGGCAAGATCATGGTGCTGGAGGCTGGCATGAAGTACATGCCGTTGTCTCTCAGTCCGCAGGACGCGCAGATGCTGGAGTCGCGCTTCTTCAACGTTGCAGAAATCTGCCGTTGGTTCCGCACGCCGCCCTTCATGATCGGCCACACGGAAAAATCCTCGAACTACCCAACCGCGCTGGAGCAGCAAATGCAGGCCTTCCTGACGTTTGCGCTGCGGCCGTACCTCACCCGCATCGAACAGGGTATTGCCCGCAGCCTGCTGTCGCCGGTCGAGCGACGCCGCTACTTTGCCGAGTTCAGCCTGGAAGGTCTCCTGCGCGCCGACTCTGCGGGCCGGGCAGCGCTGTATGCATCCGGTGCTCAGAACGGCTGGCTCACGCGTAACGAGATCCGCGAATTGGAGAACAGGCCGCCGCTGGAAGGAGGCGATGAGCTGACCGTGCAAAGCAATCTCGTGCCGCTGCGGCTGCTGGGCAAGGCGATGTCGGCCGCCAAAGCCGCGAAGGACGCAATTTTGAACTGGCTGGAGCTGCCAGCCATAGGAGAAAACAGTGAATCGTAAGAGCGGAAATTACAAGGTGCGGGCCTTCGATCTGGACGTGAAGTCCGTTGCAGAAGGCGGTATTTTCACGGGCTACGGCTCGGTCTTCGGTGTGGTGGATAGCTACCGCGAGGTGGTAGCGCCGGGGGCGTTTAAAAAGTCGCTGGCCGAGCTGGTGGCGAAAGGTCGTTCTTTGCCGATCCTGTGGCAACACCGCCAGGGCGAGCCGATTGGATCGTGGACGAACCTGAAGGAAGACGCGCACGGCCTGATCGGCGACGGCGAGCTGTGGTTGGACGACTCCGAGTATGCGCGCCTGGCGTATCGCGGCATGAAGTCCAAGTCCATCACGGGCCTGTCCATCGGCTACTACGTGATCGACGACAGCTACAACGAGGCCACCCGTGTGCGCACGCTCAAGGAGCTAGAGCTGGTGGAGATCAGCATCGTCACCACGCCGGCCAACGATGAGGCGCGCATCGAGGCGGTTAAATCCAGTCTCGCGCACGGCACGCTGCCCAATGAGGAGGAATTCAAGAGCCTCCTGTTGCACAACGGTTTCACCCGCTATCAGGCCTCATCCATTGCGGAGCATGGCCTGAAACACCTTCTGCAAGCGCCCGCCGGCGCCAATGCACAAGAGCTGTCCGCGCTGGTCGCGCAGGCCAGCAGTTTCTCTCTTTCTTCCCTCTCTTTTTAAGGAATCACGATGTACATCGAACACAAGAATGCCGGTGAGCGCCAAGACGACAAGCTGGAGCTGAAAGGCCTGGCTGACTCCCTGAAGCAGCGCGACGCTGAAATCAAGGGCTGGTGCGAAAAGGCATCGGCGGAAATCAAGAACCTGGGCACCGTGTCCACTGAAACGAAATCCGCTCTGGAAAAGCTGTCCGAGTCGGGCAACGATCTGATGGCCCGCATGCAGGACGTGGAGCAGAAGCTGGCGCGCCGTCCTGGCGGCGACGAAGTGCAAGTCAAGTCGCTGGGCCAGTCCTTCACGGACTCTGACGACTTCAAGGCGCTGCAGGGCAAGGGCGCACGCGGTGGCCGTGCCAGCATCGGCGTGAAGGCGATCAGCTCGCTGACGCCGGCTTCCGGTGGCGCTGCCGTGCGTCCAGAGCGTGTCGAAGGCATTCTGGCGCTGCCGGAGCGCGAGATGACCGTCCGCGACCTCATCATGCCAGGCCGCACCGAAAGCAACGCGGTGGAATACGTGCAGGTGACTGGCTTCACCAACAATGCCGGCACCGTGGCCGAGCTGGCTAAGCGCGCCCAGTCCGACCTGCAGTTCGGACTGAAGACGGCCAACGTGCGCACCATCGGCCACTGGCTGCCGGCCTCGCGCGAAATCCTGAAGGACGTGCCGCAGCTGCAAACTTTCATCGACGGCATCATGGTGTACGGCCTGAAGTACGAGGAAGAAGAGCAGATTCTGGGCGGCGATGGCACTGGCACTAATCTGCTGGGCCTGCTGCCGCAAGCGTCGCAGTTCCAGGAGGCGCGCCGTAAAGTGACCGATACGCCGATCGACATCCTGCGCAAGGCGATCCTGCAGGTGCGCCTGGCGCAATTCCGTGCAACCGGCATCGTTCTCAACCCGACCGACTGGGCCGATATCGAGCTGCAGAAGGATTCGACCGGCCAGTATGTGTGGGTCAACCTGGGCACCAGCGACAAGCCGCTGATGTGGCGAGTGCCGGTGATCGACACGACGGCGATTCCAGAGAACGAATTCCTGGTGGGTTCCTTCACGCTGGGTTCCCAGTTGTTCGACCGTGAAGAGGCCACGGTGCAAGTTTCGACTGAAGACGGCGAGAACTTCGTCAAGGGTGCATGCACCGTCCTGGCCGAAGAGCGCATGGCTCTCGCGGTGTACCGTCCTGAATCGTTCGTCACCGGCGAACTGCGTAAGTAATCTCAACACGGAGCGCGGACGGCAGGCCCGTCCGCGGAGCAACATGAATATCGAGATCATTAAACCTCATCGTGACGGCAAGGTATGGGTGCGTCGCGGCACGGTCTTACGCGGCGTCGACAAGCTGCGCGCGGAAGAACTGGTGCGCCTTGGCATTGCGCGTCCGGCTTCGGTTGTGCAGACGTCTGCACTTGCTGACGACGAATTGCAATCGAACGGCGGCGCGGAGGTATTTGTGCAGACGTCTGCACAAAAGCTGATTGTCGGCAATCCGAAGAAACCGGCGGCGCCGCGCAACCGTGCCCAAACGGTTCCTGCGGATCACCAGGCAGACGCGAGCGCTGCCGTTGGTACAGGCACGCAGCAGTCTGAAGGCGCGGCCCCGGCGGCGTCTGCACAAGATCAGGCTGGCGCGGAGCCGGAAAACGGCGTCCAACTGGGGGCAGCGGCTGGGGCTGGTGATGAGCCTGGTCAGTCTTGAGCTGGCGCGCCAACACCTGCGGATAGACACCGACCCCGACGACGATCCAGAGAGCCTGCTGTTGCCGCTCTACATCGCCACGGCGGAGGAGGCGGCATGCGACTACCTCAATCGCCAGGTCTTTGCCAATGAAGCCGACATGGCTGCTGCGGTAGAGGCGGATACGGCGGGCGACCGGCCGATGGTGGTCACTGCTAGCGTGCAGGCAGCAATCCTGCTCATGCTCGGTCACTTGTATGTGAACCGCGAGGATTCGGTAGTCGGCATCAGCGTTGTGGAGTTGCCGAACGGATCGAAGGCGCTGCTGCAGCCGCGCCGCATCGGTATGGGGGCGTAATGCGTGCTGGTGCTAAAGATCGGCGTATCCGGTTGCAACGCCTGACGCAGGGCAAGGATGCCGTTGGCGGCAATGTCCGCTCCTGGGAGGATGTCGCCAAGTTGTGGGCAGGTGTGCGCCACTTCAGCGGCGACGAAGCCCGCGTGACGAAGTACGGTGGCGAGCAGCCTACGGCGCGGTCTGAATTTCTGATCTGGCATCGAGCCAGTGTTTCGGCCAGCATGCGCATCATCTACGACGGCCAGGTGTACAACATCCGGCACGTTAACGATGTGCGGGGGCAGCGGCAGGAAATGCTGCTCACGTGCGATCTGGACGAGGGCGCGGCGCCATGACGGCAACACGGATCGATGGACTTGGCGAGTTGCGTGGCGCCTTTCGCGAGGTCAAAGACGACATGCGGCAGCGCACGTCGCGTCTCATGGTAGCGGCTGCTGGTGGCGTGGTCCGCAAGGAAGCTCGCAGCATCGCCCAAGCGGAGGGCTTGCGGCTAACGGGGGCGCTGATCAGCAATATTGTGATCAAGCGTGACCGGACGCCCGATGGTCTGACGCAGTACAACCTGGGCGTACGGCACGGCAGGGCGATGGGAAAGAACGCGCAAAAGCGCTTGGTCGTCGGTAAGAACGGCCGGGTCACCAGCGTCTACATCAACGATCCGTTCTACTGGTGGTTCCTGGAGAAGGGCCGCAACGTCTATCCGGGTAATGGGCGGCGCAAGCGGGATAGTGTGCGCTCGCGCGTACAGGCCACGCCGTTCATTGCCCCGGCGCTGGAGAATCGGCGTGATGACGCGCTGCAGGCGATGGCGATCAGGCTGGAGAAGGCAATCATCAAGGCGAATCAGAAATGAGCGTAGAAGAACTGGTGTATGCCGCCCTGTGTGGCGTGCTGAGCAATACGCATGCGGTCGAACTGCCTGAGCGTCCGACCTGGCCGGCGCTGGTTTTCGAGATTGACACGAACCCTGAAAAGGGTTGGGTGGCGGGCGGTGGCTATGACCAGCATGAGCTGGTCGTGAGCACGCTGGCGCGCAGCAAGGCGGAAATCATCGCGCTACGGCAGCAGGTACAGGCGGCGATCAGCGCCTTGCCCGGTTTCATGGAAGACGAGTTTTCCGGTGACGCCGATTTCCAGGGAGAGGCGGGCGTGTATGCCTATGTGCAGAACTTCCGGCTTCGAACACGACGGCAGTAACAAAACCTACATACAACCGGCCCGCCACGTGCGGGCCTTTTCTTTTGGGAGATCCCATGAAAGTTACGAAGGAAAAACAGCCTGCGGAATGCGCGGCGCTGCCGGCGGCGGCGCTGCGCGATGAGCACGCCGGTCGCGGTGGCAGCTACATCTACGACCCTGCTACCAGCGCGCGTACCCGCGTCGCTGATAAGCAAGTTGAAACCAAGGCGGAGGTGGCGGTTCATGAGTAAGCAAACCCGTAACGTCGTCCTGCTGGCGATGCTCCAGCCAGTGGCGAATGTGGCCGTGGTTCCGACCGGCGCCGCTAACGCGATGATGGCGATGAACATTTCGGCGCAGCCCGTGTCTGCGGAATTTGCGAAGCGCAACAACCTGCGGCCCTATTTCGGCAACGCCGGCAGCGTGCAGGTGGCCGTGCACTCCGAGATCTCCTTCGACGTGGAGCTGGCGGGCTCCGGCACGCCTGGCGCCGCCCCTGCCTATGGTCCGTTGCTGCGTGCCTGCGCCTTCTCGGAAACGATCACCGTGGGCACGAGCGTGGTGTACGCACCGGTCACCAACGGTCTGGAATTCGTGACCATGTACTACAACCTGGACGGCACGTTGTTCAAGATGACCGATGCGAAAGGCACGGTTAGCCTGGACATCACGGCTAAGGGTATTCCGGTCCTGAAGTTCAAGTTCATCGGTCTCTTCGTGGCGCCGAAAGATGATCCGCTGCCGGTCAATGTGGACTACTCCCGCTTCCGCGATCCGGTGGCGGTGAACAAGGAAAACACGCCGACGGCGTTGCTGCACGGCTTTGCCGGCGCAGTGCAAAGCATCTCCGTGGACATTGCCGGCGACGTCAAGTATGTGAACCGCATCAACAAGGAAGCGGTGAACATGAGCGGTCGTACGCCGACCGGCACGTTCGTGATGGAGCTGGTTTCGCTCGCAGAGAAGGACTGGTTCACCACGATTCAGAAGGGCACACTTGGCGAGCTGCGCGTTGTGCACGGCAAAGTGGCCGGCAACATCGTTGAGCTGAGCGCGCCGAAGGTGCAACTGCTCGAACCTTCCTTCAGCGACAGCGAAGGAATTGCGATGCTCAGCACGAAGCTGGAGCTGCAGCCCGACGTCGGTAACGACGAATTCATTCTCACCGTTCGCTAAGCGCGCACCTCAGTCATACCTCATCACACGGCCCGCCTTTGCGGGCCATTTTCATTTCAAGGAAAAAATCATGGCATTCAAAATCGCACTGTCCCAAACCTACAAAAAGAAAGTAACCGTAGAAATCGCCAACGAGCACGGCAAGATGGAAAAGTCGGACTTCGTGGCGGAATTCAAGCGCGTCCTGGGTGACGATCTGGACGAGCTGCGCAAGCTGACTGGCAAGGAAGTGCTGCGTCAGGTGCTGGTCGGCGCCGAAGGCATCAAAGACGAGGACAACCAGACCATCGAGTTCAGCGAGGCGGTGAAGGAATCCCTGCTGGCGATCCCGCAGGCGGCAGTGGCGCTGGTCGAAACCTTCTACGAATCCGTGTACAAGGCGAAGGAAAAAAACTAAAGGCGGCGGCGCGGTATTGGGCGGGTGAGCGACCGGCGGTGAGTAAATTCACCGCCGAGATTGCGGATCAGCTACGCATGCTGGGCGCGCCCGCCGATGTCGTAGCGAAGGCCGAGGCGCCGCAACAGCCTGTCAATCACGACTTCCACGTGTGGGAAGACAACTGGGAAGTTGTCTGCGTGTTTATCGACCTGGCGACGCAATGGCAGGTCATCTCAGGCATGGGTGGCGTTGCCTATCAGGGCGTGAACTATCTCGCGCTGGAGGCCGTTTTGCGCCTGCGGCAGATCGAGCCGGTGCGCTGGCCCGATCTCTTCCAGGGCATTCGCATCATGGAGCGGGCCGCGCTGCCCCTTCTCAACGAGAGCAAATCCTGACCCTCCTGTTCTGGAGGGTTTTTTCTGAATGGTGGTGAAGTATGTCTGCACTGGGTTCCCTGGTGGTGAAGCTCGCACTCGAGTATGCCGAGTACACGCAAGGGCTGGACAAGTCCGATCAGGCCGCGCTGGCATTCGCCCAGCGCACGCAGCGCCATTTCGACCAAGCGTCGAAGGCGGGTTCTGAGTTCTTCGACGGTATCGCCAAACGCGCCATCGGCGCTGCTGCCGCATACATGTCGCTCAGCGCTGCGTTGGATACCGTCAGTCATTCCATCGATAACCTTGCCACTTTGGATGACCTGAACCAGAAGACTGGTTCATCGGTAGAAAACCTGTCGCGCCTGCAGCAGGTTGCATCGGCCTTCGGTCATGATTTCGGTGGCGCCATCGACGGCGCGCTGACCAAGCTGGCGCGCGGCATGGCCGGTGCTGATGACCAGTCGAGCAAGGTTGGCAAGGCGCTGAAGGCGCTGGGCGTGACTGCTCGCGATACCGCAGGCCATCTGCGCGACCCGTCCGAGGTACTGGTTGATGCCGCAAAGTCGCTGAGTGGTTACGAAGATGGCGCAGCAAAGGCCGCGTTGGCGACCGATTTGTTGGGCAAGACGGGCGCCGAACTGTTGCCGTTTCTGAACGATGTGGCCGAGAGCGTCGATAAGTTCAACGGCGTGAGCCAGCAGGCGGCGGCAGACGCTGCGAAGTTTCAGGATCAACTGGGCGTCCTGCGCACGAAGTTCAACGCGCTGGTGACGAGCATTGTTAGCGATGCGCTGCCGGCGATGAATGACCTGGTGGGGGCGTTTAGCGACACGCTGAATAAGTCGCAAGAGCTCAATGGTGGTAAGCCAGGCCAGTGGGCCGACGATCTGGCCGTAGGTCTGTCGCGCGTGGTTGATGTCGCCATCCTGCTGCCGCGACTGTTGCGCGCCGTGGGCGGTAGTTTTGAATCAGTGTGGGCTGACGCCAAGTTCGCGGCGACGGCAACGGTACTCGCAACGCCAGTGGCCATGGCGAAGAACGCGCTGGATGGCAAGAATCCGCTGGATGAAATCCGGAAGGCTGCGGCGGAGCGCAACAAAGTTGTGGAGGAAGCGAATCAGCGCTATCTGGATCTGTGGAATAAGCCTGCGAATGAACTGGAGCAGGCAATTCTGGAGCGCATCAAGAAGCGTACAGAAGACGGTGGCGCGCCAAATGCTCCGGCACCGGCACCGAAACCGCTCAATTACGGCGGTGAAGCGGCGAAGAGCGATTTCGAGGCGTTGAACAAGTCGCTGCAGGAGCGCCTGGCGTTGACCGAGCGCGAGGTGGTCCTGCAGCGCCCGTTGACCGATGGCGAGAAGGAGCTGGCCAGCCTGGCGCGTGGCCGTGCGGAGGGCACGATTCATCTGACCGATGTGGAGGCTCGCCGGCTGGAAACCGGCCTGCGCCAGCTCGACACCGAGCGTAAGTCGATTGACGCGTACAACGAAGTCAAGAAACTGTTCAAGGAACTGGAGGAATCCAACCGCCGGCTGGTGGAAGGGGCGGAGCACGAGGCCGAGCAGAACGAAACGCTGGCGGCCACGTTCGGTAAGACCAAGGCGCAAATCGAGGCCCTGGAGCTGGCCCGCCTGGAGGACCAGCTGGCGCAGCGCGCGTCCACTGGCCTGACGATGGATGAAATCGCGCAGCTGGAAAAGCTGATTGCGGCGAAGAAGCGTAGCGCCGCAGCCCTGCAGCGCGTGGACGATCTGCAGGGCGCGCAGAAGTCGCTCGACGACCTGAATGCGTTCCTGGACCCCGCGAAGGCGCAGTCGTTCGGCGAGGCCCTGAAGGAGGCATTTGGCAGCGCTGGCGAGTCCATCTCCAAGGTAACGGCCGTGCTCGACAGTATGGGGCAGAAGCAAGCGGAGATTGCCAAGCAAAAGGGCAACGCTGCCAATGCGCTGCTCAACGGCTTGATCGATGAGAAGAAGTACAACGAAGATATCGCGAAGCTCAACGAGGAGGAAACTAAGAATCGCCTGGCCGGCTATGGTGACATGGCCGGCGCGGCAGCAGGATTCTTCGGTGAGCAAAGCCGGGGCTATCAGGCACTGATGACAGTGTCGAAAGTCTTCCATGCTGCGGAGCTGGCGATGACTTTGGCACGGCTGATTCCGAAGGGGATTGAGGCCGTTCTGAATCAGGGTACAGGAGATCCGTATTCGGCGTTCGCGCGCATGGCCGCGATGGCAGCGATCGTGACAGGCCTGGGCGTGGCGATTGGTGGGATTGGCGGTGGTGCTGACACGACTGCCAAGGATCGCCAGGAATCGGCTGGCACAGGAACGGTGCTGGGCGATGCGCAAGCGAAGTCTGACTCGATTTCCAAGTCGCTGGAGGTAATCGAGAAGAACTCGGACATTGAGCTGTCGCATACCGCTGGCATGCTGCACTCGCTGCGAAATATCGAAAGCTCCATTGCGGGTCTGGGAAATGTTCTGGTGCGCAGCGGCGTATCGGCATCGGTTGCCAAGACGCAGGTCGGCGGCGCAGAAGCGTTCGTCAACAGCACACTCGGTACGGCGATTCTGGGTGGTCCGCTTGGACTGGTCATCAACCAGATCACGGGCGGCTTAGCCAGTAAGTTGGTCGGCAAGGTGGCCGGCGCCATCTTCGGTGGCAAAGTGACGGGCATTGACGCCGGCATCACGGCGCAGGCTGCGTCGCTCGGCGGCATCTTGGATGGAGGGCTGAAAGGCAGCCAATATTCGGAGACGAAGACGTCCGGTGGCTGGTTCCACAGCGATAAGTACAACACAACGCTGACCGCTCTGAGCGGCGAAGCAAATGACCAGTTCACCAAGGTTATCACCGGGTTGGCTTCTACGGTCACCGAGGCAGCCAACCTGCTGGGCGTTGGCGGCGATGATTTCACGGCGCACCTGAATAGCTTCGTGGTCGATATCGGCAAGATCTCGCTGAAAGATCTGAAGCCGGACGAGATCCAGGAGCAGCTTGAGGCAGTGTTCTCGAAGCTGGGCGACCAGCTTGCCCAACATGGTGTAGCTGGGCTGGCCCAGTTCCAGAAAGTGGGTGAGGGTTATCTCGAAACCCTGACCCGTGTGGCTGCGGACTATGCCAACCTGGATTCGGTCATGGCCTCGATTGGTCGCGGCTTCGGCGCTGTAGGGCTGGAGAGTATTGCGGCACGTGAGCGTCTGATTGACCTGGCCGGCGGCATCGACAAGCTTGCGGAGCAAACCAGCGGGTTCGCCGAGAACTATCTGACTGAAGCGGAGCGCCTGGCGCCGGTACAGAAGTACGTGACCGAGCAACTGGCGGCCATGGGCTATTCGGGCATTAAAACGCGCGATCAGTTCAAGGCGTTGGTGCTCGGCATCGACACGACAACCGAGGCAGGGGCGCGGCAGTACGCGGCGCTGCTGGCGTTGCAGGGGGCATTCGCTCAAGTCTATCCGGCGATGACCGATGTCAAGGATGCCGCAGCCGACGCAGCGGGCAAGCTGCGTGATGCCGCGAATGCTTTGCTTGCCAACGTGGACGACGCGTTTAACGTGCTGCAAGGCGTTGTGGCGCGTGAGCGTGCTGCGCGCGCTGCTGCCCACGAAGCCGAAATGAGCGCGCTGCAGAAACGTATCGACCTGCAAACGGCCTCCATTGGCAAGTTGCAGACGTTGTCGCAAGCATTGCATGCCAGTCTCGATCAGCTGGTTACAGCGCAGGCAGGGCTGGGGGATCGTCGCGGCGCACAGGCGGAAATCAAGGCCGCCCTGGCAATCGCCCGTGCTGGCGGCCCGTTGCCCGAGGCAGACAGTCTACGCAACGCGCTCTCGGTCATTGGCCGTGACGCATCGAATGCATTCGGTTCTTATTCCGACTATCTCCGCGATTACTACACCACGGCCAACGACATCTCTGAACTGGGAGATTTGACGGACTCGGCGCTGTCGGTTGAGGAGAAGACTCTGGATGCGTTGAATGCGCAGAAGGAGCAGGCGCAGCTGCAGTTCGAAAGCGAAATGAAAAAGCTGGACGAGCAGCTCGCCGCCGCCCAGCAGCAGGTTGATCTGCTCAAGGGAAATAACGCGGCGTTGTTGTCCCTGACACAAGCGCTGGCAGCCTTTGGCAGTGCACTCCAGGCGGCGCAAGCAAACCCTATCGCGGGTTCGACCGGCCCGATTACGCAGGCTTATCAAACCTACCTCGGGAGAAATCCAGAGGCGGAGGGCCTGGCCTGGTGGCAGCAGCAGGCCGCCAACGGCCTGCCGATCTCTTCGATTGTGAACGGCATCAAGAACTCCAACGAGGCCAAGATCCAGAACCTCTACGGCTCGATTCTGGGCCGCGGTGCAGATGCGGATGGCCTTCAGTTCTACATGAACGCGATCTCCGGCGGTGCAAGCATTGACCAGGTGCGTGGCTGGTTGCTGAACAGCGACGAGTACCAGAACAAGGTCCCGGCTTTCGCCTTGGGTGGCGATCATGAAGGTGGCTTGCGCCTGGTTGGTGAGCGTGGCCCTGAGCTGGAAGTCACGGGTCCTTCGCGGATCTACAACGCGCAGCAGACCGCATCGCTGTTGCGTGGTGGCGGAAGCCAGGAAGTCGTCAGGGAATTGAAGGAATTGCGAAAGGAGAACAGCGATTTGCGCAAGATGATGGAGAGCCACTTGTACGCGATTGCCAAGAGCACGCGGCAGACGGCCGATTTGCAGGATACGTGGGAAGTGGTGGGGCAGCCGAAGGTGAGGGCTGAATAGTGTTCATCATCGATCCGATCAAATTCGAAAATCCTACCTTCAATCGGCCTACCATCGGAACCTATTTTGATGATGCTGGCTTTCTACAAAATGCAGCCGTTGACCAATTCCGCATTACCTACGACCCAAAGGATTTGACTTCGGGTCCAATCGCGCTTGTCGAGGGGGCATCCACCAACGTTAATCGTAACAATTCGATGCAAGGTGCGGTGGTTGGTGTTCCAGGGACGGAGCCAGCGAACTGGAGTGCAACGGGCTCTTGGAATGGCATTACCCGATCAGTCGTAGAGATTGGGAGTGAAAATAATATCGACTATGTTGTTTTTGGGTTTTCTGGCATTGCTACAGGGATCACGAATTTTTTCATCAATACCGATAGCCCTGTTCAGAACCCTGCGGCATCCGGTCAGACCTGGGCTGGTAGCGCGTTTTTAGGTGTGAGCGCAAGCAGCGTACTGCCAGCAACCTCTATCAATTTGGTTACGAGTGGTCGGGGCGCGGGAGGTGTCCCAATTGAAAACGCCACGTTAGCCCTGGTTGGATTAAATTCAGGCCCTCTATCACGGCAACGATACCAAGTCTCCAGAACACTCGATCAGGTGTCTACGCAATCCATTCTTCAGTACATTCAAGTCACGTTTCAGGCTGGAGAGACTGCGAATTTGCAATTGCGTATTGGCCTGCCGCAGCTGGAGCAAGGTGCCGTTGCGACTTCACCCATGAGGACTGCTGGCGCGGCGCTGACGCGTGCGGCTGATGTCGTTGGCAGTGGAGCAGGGTTGTTGTATTCCAATGTTGCGATGACGGAGCCTGCATACAGTTCCACGGCGACATACGCTGCGGCTGATGTCGTGCGTGATCCCGCAACCAATGATCTCTACGAGTCGGTCGGTGCGAATAACGTGGGGAACGCGCTCACCGACAAATCCGAATGGATACCTCGTGGCGCGACGAACCGCTGGAAGATGTTAGACCAGTACAACAACACCCAGACGCAGAATGCGGATCAGATCGTCATGGTCTTGTCGCCGGGCGCCATCGCACAGGGCATTTTCCTGGCGGGCCTGGATGCAATGGACGTCTCGATGGTCATGCAAGACCCAGTCGAGGGCATCGTCTATCGCGAAAAGCAATCGCAGGTGCTCTCAAGCTCTCGAAGCAGCTACTTCAACTGGATGTTCAAACGCATTCTGCGTAAGAGCTACTGCGTCAGTGTGCTTCTGCCGCCTTACTGGGGCGCTCTGGTCACGGTCGTCATCAAGAAGCTCGGTAGCACGGCGAAGTGCGGCGTTTTCGCTTTGGGGCCGATTGTTGACGTCGGCTTGGCGGAGTACGGTCTTTCGACTGAAATCAAAGACTACTCATCCACCACGTTTGAGTTCGACGGCACTAGCACGACGGTGCTGCGGGACTTTGCGAAGCGCATGTCGGTCGATGTTGCGATCAACAACGAGTACATCGACACGGTGCAAGAGACCCTGGCCAACTACCGTCAGAAGCCTGTGGTGTGGGTCGGCACGGTGCTCTACGGTTCGGCCATTGTATTCGGACGCTACTCCAGCTTTAAAAACATTATCCAGAGTCAGCCTGAATCGAAGATGGCTCTCGCAATTGATGGAACTGTATAAATGACTTTCACTCAGATCACCCCAATCCAGACCGCTTTGCGTAGCCAGCCGCAAGAGGAATTCGATGAGATCATGGCTTTGTTCATGCAGCAGCTCCCGGCGACTGTCACGCAGATGAATGCAGCGGGCCTGCAGACTGACGCCAATGCCACTGCGGCAGCGGCATCTCAACTGGCGGCAGCGGCGAATGCCGTATCCGCCGCATCGTCCGCCGCGATTGCGTCTACAGCGTCTGCTGCGCTGATGTTCAATCCACTTACCAATTACACGCAGGGCCAGCCCGCGAAGAGTGGTGTCAACTTTCGCGCTTATTTGCGCCGTACCGCAGGTGTGAGCGCGACAGACCCTGCGAATGATCCGGCTAACTGGGTGCTTGTGCCAGTACCAATGGCAGTGAGCCGCATCGCATTGGCAGTCAACACTACATTGGCAGCCTCCCATTCGGGTAGCCTGATCGACTGCACGGGCTCCCTCACATTGACGTTCAGCGCATCAAATCTCTTGGGCGACGGATGGTGCTGCTTCATTCGAAATGGGAGCGGAGATACTACGGTGCAGCGCTCAGGCGCCGACCTGATTGACGCTCGCACCTCTTACATCATGTATCCAGGTGAAGTGCGCTTTTTCCAGTGCGACGGTGCTGGCAACATCCGTTCGTTCGTCATTAACGCCTTCCGTCGCTCGTGGCTGACTTCCGGCACCGTCAGTCTGCCGCCTGGTTACAAAGGATTCCGGGGCAAGATCTGGGGCGCAGGTGGCGGGCGATATAGCACCCCCCTGAACTACGCAAGCGCGGGCCTTGGTGCAGGAGCCGGCGGTGCATGCCTGCCATTCTTCCTCACTGCGGCGGCGCTCGGTGTGTCGCAGGCATTCGTTTGCGGTGCAGGTGGTGTTCCGGGAGCGGTTGGCGGCAGCTCCACGTTCGGTGGTTTGACGATCTATGGCGGCGGTCCCGGTAGCAGTGTTAGTGGCGGAGCTGGTGGAGGCGCGTTTAGCGCTGGTGGTCCGGGCACTCTTCAAGGGCGGCCGGTCAATGCTGGGACCTCGAATCCTGGCAGCGGTGGAGCGTCGGGCGGCGTCGGTGGTACACCGGCACAGCCCGGCGACTCGGGGGACGGTGGTGCGGGCGGGGGAGATAGTTCCGTTGGTGCCTACTCGGCCACTGCAGGTAAAGGCGGCAATGCCATCAATGGTGGTGCCGGTGGTTCCACTTCGTCCGTGATTTCCGACAATGTGCCGGGCGGCGATTCCATTTTCGGTGGGGATGGCGGATGGTCTGGTTTCCTGCTGCGGCAGGTGCAGAGTCAAGCGTTAGCCAACCTGGTGGCGCGAACGTTTAATCTCGATACGACGCGACAGAATGGCGACTTGTCGTTCGTTGTGATGGCCACATCCAGCCCGGGCGACAGCACGCCGCCGGCACCAGCCGGTTACGCGCTGCAAGGCAGCTACAGCGGCGGCACCGGTTCTTACGCTCTGAACTCTGGGACACGCCGCGTGTCGGTGTTCGCTCGAATTATTGATGGCTCTGAGACGACCAGCCAAAGCTACAACCAGGCTGGCTTCGAAGGCTCAATTATTGCGTCGTATCACATCCCAAAGCAGGCGGGCGTTGCGTTGTCTTTCGCCATTGCTGGCGGAGCGGATAACACCGCTGGAACTGGCTGGAGCGTTACCACCGGAAACCTTGATGTCGCTGCCGGTGACTTCGTATTTGCCTTTAGCGCATATGACCACAGCTCCCTTACTGCGGGAACGGAATCGGCCACTTTCACACTGGCTGGCACGACGATCGGTGACGTGCTCCCTAATGGATGGATCGCAAGCGGCAGCACGCCGAATATTGCGCTGGCCGCCGCTGCTGCTCGCGTCAGTTCAGGTGCTGCAAACGCCGCTTGCACATACGCGATGACCATGAGCTCGACGAGCGGCAGTTCGCCAGCGGGCGCCACGGCAGTGCTGCGTATTCGTGGTGCGGCGGCCCTGATTGACGGCCAGCAGCCGGCTGGAGGCTGCGGTGGGCTTGGTAAAAAAGGCGGCGATGGCCAACTCGATTTGGAAGGAGTGATTTGATGCGGGTAGCAATTTTGGACGAGAACGACCGCGCGGTTAATTTCGCAGTGGTGACCAACGTTAATGAACTGGAAGGCGTGCGCACTGCGCCAGCGGAGGACAGTGGAAATATCGGCGATTTGTGGAACGGTGAGCAGTTCGTTTCACCAGAAAACCCTCCGCCTGCGGTGCCGACCACGATCACGCGCCGTCAGGCCCGGCAAAAGCTCCTGCTCGCCGGTCTGCTGGATGCTGTGGAGCCTGCCATCAACGCCATTCCTGACGCGACTCAGCGAGGTCTTGCAATGATCGAATGGCAGGATGCCCAGGAATTCATGCGTCAGCGCCCGCTGGTCGTCGCAATTGGGGCGGCGCTCGGGTTGAGCTCGGCGGAGCTGGACACGCTGTTCATCGAAGCGAGCGCTCTGTAAGCCTTTGCGGCGCGTGCCGGCCTTGTCGTGTCACATCGGCCGGGTCATGTGCGCGCCAGATCGAACTGCAGCGGTTTAGGTAGTAATTCATCCACATATAAGCCTTAGGGCGATTCATTTTTTCGAAAGAAAGCGATGCTAGAAGAACGTAAATTGAACGATGCTGATGTGGAGGCAATCGTTAGCAAAATGGAGGAGCGCATGACCGAGCGCTTTTACGGGGATATCGGTCGGGGCGTGTGGGCCATCACCTGGAAGGCCATCATTGCCGGCTTGGTGCTGGTGGCCGCATACGGTTCTATGAAAGGTTTCAAATGATTCTGTCTCTCTTGACTATGCTGGGCGGCGGCCTGATGCGCCTGTTGCCTGAATTCCTCGGCCTGCTGAATAAACGCACCGACAACGCGCACGAGCTGGCCATGCTGGACCGCCAGCTGCAGCTTGACCAGGCCCGTGCGGCCGCGCACAAAGAGGAGGTCCAGCTGGCTGCGGACTCCTCTCAGGTGCTGGCGTTGCTGGATGCGCAGAGAACGGCGCTGGCTGGCCAGGCGCAAATGACCGGCGTCTGGTGGGTGGATGCGCTGAACATCCTGGTGCGTCCGGTGACCACGTACTACATGCTCGCGCTGTATGGCCTGTTTAAGGTCGCCCTGTTCGCGGTCGCGCTGCATGCCGGAGGCGGCGTATGGCAGGCTGTCTTGCAGGTGTATGACCAAGAGGACCGTGCGCTCCTGACCGGCATTTTGTCGTTCTGGTTCGTCGGTCGCGTCTTGGATAAGAAGTCGTGAGTACAGCGCTGCAGCTTGCCTGCGGATTGATCAGGCTCTGTGAGGGCCTGTCGCTGCGGGCTTATCCAGATCCTGCATCGCCGCTGGCTGTAGTGATGCGAAAGACACGCATCTTAGCCCCTTACATGCAGGGCGGGGCGGAGATCCCGGCGGCGCTCCGGGATCTCGACGGTGCGCCCTGGACTATCGGCTACGGGGAAACTGAAGGCGTACACGAGGATATGTGGTGGACAGTCGACCAGGCCGAAGCCGGACTGGCAAGTCGTGCTGCAGCCGTGCTGGTAGGCGTATTGGACGCATGCCCGCAATTGCTGCGTGAACCGTCGACGCGTCAAGCGGCCTGTACGTCTTTGGCTTATAACATCGGCGTCAAAGCATTCCGGCTCAGTTCGATATGCCGCAGTACATCGCGGCGGGAGTATGCGACGGCAGGCGACAGGTTTTTGCTGTGGAATAAGGCTGGAGGCGTGGTCTTGCCTGGGCTTACGACGAGACGGTGCGCTGAACGTGTCATGTATCTTGATCGTGGAGTGCAGACGTCTGCACAGTCGGCTTAAGTCTGCTTCTTGGGATGGAAGCATTGCAATGGTGCCCCCGAAGTGCTCCACAGAATGAGGCCTCCCATCGACGTATAGAGGTCAGCAGCAATATTAGGCGCCGCCTTGATCAGGTGATGCTCACTCAGCGGATGGACCGGTTTATCCAGTTTCAGCTGGCCGAATGTACCTTCCTTCCAAGGCTCGATGGTGAACGCACCCTTGTACGTGCTACCACCGCTGACGATGGTATAGCCTCCGTGTTCTGACAGGAAGATCCGGTGACTCCCGCAGTCCCATTCACCCGAAATTGCTGCTGGCGAGTGATCTGAGCACGCACTGGACAAAAGCACAAGCAGCAACGTCAGTAGTCTTTTCATCGTTAATCAACCTGCAATTAAGAAAGCCTGGTCGTGCTGCCTCAACAGCACGCCTAGACCTCTGCTACTCAAAGCCAAATTGGAGAAAGCGGCCATACGAACCGGATTGAAGTCTAGCATAGTTGGTAACAGAAAAGTTTTTCTGCGGAAACGCAGCTATTTTCATGCATGGCAGGCCGGGAAAGTTCTTTGCGGCTGGGACAAATAAAGATGCCCCCAGTGGTTGTCGCCTGAAGATATCGGGGCGAAAAGAAGACCTCGTCGCACAGCAAATTTCTACTATAACGAACGAGGCCTAAACTGGAGCATCATGCAAACAGTGGAGACCCCTATATTCGAAGAGGTCTTCTTTCGTTGGTGTTGTCCAGGATGCGGCTAATGGTATGGACCGGAACGCCCTGAGCGCATAGATAACGTAACGCCTCGTTTCTTCCGGAAATATTTTGCAGGCTAACACCAAGATCGATAATTTCAGCAAGCTTCGTGTTTTGCCTGCGGCACCTCTGCGCGGGTGACATACAAGCACTCCATTAACTTCACTGTCACTAGTCTCTGCCTACTCGCCAATAGGCGGCGCTCAATTGACTGAAGCATGTCATTTATCAGAATATATGGAAGGACGAAAACAGCGAAATGATTTGATGCTTCACTTGCTACCGCCAATGGCCAGGGAATGTAATCCCGCCTCTATGCGAGAAAGCAAATCCAGAAACTTGAAGGGTTTACACATGAGAAAATCGAATGCCGTCGCCAATGCTTGATCGTGAACGTTGCCGTCCCAGTGACTCACAACGCCGACTAGTAGTGGGCGTGCATTCGGGTATGCTGCCCGGACACTTGCTGCAATCTCAAACCCAGTGGTGTCGGCGAGCGCTACGTTCGTGAGTATGACCGTGAATTCGTTTTGCGTAGATTGCAGCAATCCAGCAGGCCCATTGTCTAAGTAACGGGCGTCCCATCCCCGCACACGAAAGAGATACGTGAGCAGTGCGGCGCCTTCTGAATTCTCATCAATTATGAGAATCGATTGCTTGGCGTCCATTTTCCGACTACCCCATTTTGTATTGGCTTTTAAGAAAGAACTATGCCAGAGAATTAACGTTGTTGTCGCACGAATGGGGGCGCGCGCAGTCGGCTGGCGTCGAAGTGAAACTCGCACTAAAAAGGGGGAAAGATTTAGATAAAAGTATCAGGGGTAGCCTCATCTATACCCAGCAGTTCTATCCCGAGCTGTGTTGGGCTGATGCCAGGCCGGTCGCTGAAGCTCTTCCGAATGGCTTCTAAAGCTTCTTCATCAGATGGTTTCCAAGCTTGCTCAGAATAAATCGAGCGCCCGGAACCAAATCTATCTTTAAAGCGAATCTGCCAGATGGCCATACTACCTCCATTTATGGAAGCTGGGATGATTCAATGTAAGCTTGCACAGGCAACTCGGCAAGCTATTTGATACGTGGTTGCAGCATGCTGGAGAAGCCGTTCACGTTTCAGGCACATGTCGAAACACTCGGCTTCGTGTTTCCGCAGCGGCTTGCTACTTGATATATGTCGGAAATTTGAGCGAGGTTAACGTCCTCGCTGCATACTAGTAGTCGGTTCATTGACTTTAGCTCGCTTCGGCGGATTTTTTACTCCCAGTCTTACCGGCTGGCCGAGTCACTCGATCTCGACCGGTGCACTTGAGCGAGAAGCGCAAGGTGTGGTTTTGTCGCGTTCGCAAGCATCAACCGACCTCCGCTGGCGAAGCCAATCAAACAGACTCTTCATCTCATCGTCATGGGCACTCTTCCAGGCCAAAGACCCTTCCCGATGGCTTTCAGAAGGGCGTGTGCGTCCGCCGCCAAAAAGAAGGCGTTGAATAACCGGTGAAGGGACGTTTTCGCTGATGAGATAAGTGAGGGCGTAGCGCCATCCACACTCATCAGCCAAGTCAAGCGCGTCATCAATGACGTGTGACAGGTGAAGGCTGACACGGCGTTCGTGAATATTTAGCAGCACGACTGTCTCCATTTTTGCTGAGCTGCGGCGCACTCAGCAATATTGTCTTGGGGTTAGCACCATTGCATGCCGGCCATACGAGAGCGAATTAGGATTCCAATCAGCCTCAGAAATATATTCGCGACGGACATAGGTACGCGGCACTGTACAACCTATGAACTGCGGGCAGATGACCGGACGAACGATGATGATGCCTTATTCGTGTCGGTCCCATTCTAGTGAATTGTCACGTTGCCGCGATGCACGCCGCGCTCGTCCATACGAACTGGACCCCAGCGGTAGCCCTCGAAGTGAGTACATAGCCTGTCAGCTTATGCCGCCTCGCGCAGTCGGATGACGTTCGTCGGGGTGGGCTCACCATTCTTGCAAGCGATGAGGAATCGAGCCCACTTAATTAGAGCTTCGCGGCGTTCGGGAATTTCCTGGCGCACGTCATAGATGCCTTCCATGCCTTGGAGTTTGTGATTAAGGGCGATCTCCGAGATCTCGCGCGAGATACCCATATTGCGCATGTGGCCCTTGGCCGTGCTGCGAGTGTCGTGCGGAGTGAATCGCTGCACATCAATTTTTTCACCGTCAAATGCGCGTCTAATTGCCGCCCACAGCGTCGTCTTGCCTACGTGGTTGTCCCCTGGGCGACGCTTATTTCTGCGCCCGTCGCGCGTTGGTAAGACCCACTTTGAATCGCCGGAAAGCTCTGAGAGTTGCTTGAACCATGCCTCGACCTCGGGAACGAGCGGGACGAGAAATCCGTCGCGCGTTTTCACCGATTCATCTGGAACCCACCACGTGTGATTGATGAAATTCAGATGAGTCTTCTCGGCTTTAATCAGTTCGATCGAGCGGACGCAGGTCGCAAGCAGAATGAGTGTTGCCAGTGCGTTTTCCTCGCCAATTACATCGATGGTTGGTAGGAGTTTGCGAAGTTCGGCTTCGGTTAGCATCACGCGCTTTTTCACTGCTGGGCGCTTGCCGAAGAGCGCCTGCAGCTTGATTCCGGCGCAAGGATTCGAAGGGATGATTTGCAGGCCGCACGCATGGTCAAAAAGTTGAACAGTGCAGGTCAGAATGCGCTTACAGATCGCCCATGTCCTGCCGCACTTGGTGAGCATGTCCACCACGTCGGTCGGTGTCACCCTCCTGACTTCACGCGCGCTCAGGTATGGCAGGATGACCTGGTCAATATCGTAGTTGCGGTACTGAATAGTGCCACTGGCAAGGTCGGTAGGAACGAGGCGCTTTGTTCGGTAGTCTTCGACCAGGTCACGAATTAGCCAGGCGTCGCGGGCTCGAGTCTTGGCTTCCTGCTTGGCGGTGGCGGGATCGCCGCCCTGGTCGATGCTGACGCGCTGTTCGCGTGCCAACTTGCGCGCGGCGGAAAGGCCTAAGTCTGGATAATTCCCCAGCGTCAGTTCCTTGCGGCGGCCACCATATCGATAGCGCAGAACCCAGCTTGCTTTGCCCGCGCCAGAGAGTGTAAATGTCAGGCCATCGCCATCGGACTTAGCGACGGGTTCCCCTTTGGCGATCCAGTGTCGGATCTGAATGTCATCTAATAGGTGGCTTACTTTCGCCAA